ATATCCGGGAAACGATGATTTATGCGCACGTCATGGATGAGAGCAAGCGGGAAGGTATGCAATGTTTCAATAGCTTCACCCTATAATAGAGGGGGTAAAAGCCGTACAATCGTGCGGATGATTCATAAAGTTTTATTTATTAAATAAATGCGGCTGCACCGATTTGTACAAGTTCGTACAAAACGAGGTGCAGCCGCACGAATTTATGCTTTCTCGTACATCACCCAGTAGGGTTGTCCTGCCAAATATTCTACATGGTACCCGGCATCAGCCAATTGCTTAGCCAGTTCGTTTGGCCGTACTGATATGATGTTGGATAAATCATATATCAATTCTGCGGTTGTTTTATAGCATTTGGCGGAAGTGGAACCAATAGGAGAATAGTTCTGTCCTAAGAAATTGGCTATGGCCTTCTGTTGTTCTGCTTTTATCTTTTCCAACTCATTCTGTTTTTCTTGTTCTTTTTCGTCCTTTTCATTCTCATAGTAAGAACGGAATCCTATTTTCCTACTCATTGTACACCTCCTTTCTGATCAGGGATAAGGCCTAAAAATTCGGTACGGGCATTATGTAATGTTGCTAAAACATCCAAAAATGTTTTTGAATTGTCATAGAAATAACTACTGTATTCAAGAAGAAAGCCGATACTATCATCCAACAATTCTGCAAGAGATGCTGCTCGATTATTTTGCAATTTCAATAAGCAATTAGATATGGAATCATTGAGTACAATTCCATTAACGGTAGTATTATCCATTCTCGCCTCCTTTCTGCTCCAGTACATTAGCCTTCTCGCTAAATTGATAAACGGAACGAACCTTGCAAATATCGAGAAAGAACACAAGATCCGGACATCCGCCACTTATAACACGAGCCTCTATACGCGTGGTGCGACTCCCATCAAGAGGACCGGCAGAATATTGTATGCGCTTCAGTTTGGGATGATCCGCATTGATCCGGTTAATTACGTCACATAATTCATGTTTGAGCGCATCCAGGGAAAGTTCATCCTTGATAAGAACATACTCGTACTTATTCACGTAATCGATCACCTTTTTCCATGCCCGGTTCTTCGGAGCGTATGTCTGTAAATGGTAAACAAAGAACATCATGCTTTGCCTCCTTTCTCATTAAAGGTGATGTTTACTGTCCCACCATTAACATAAATGAAAATGGAATTTTCACTACGTGCTGTACGGATACGTTTACGTCCGGAACACAATTCGATACCCAATCGGGCAAACAGTTCTTGAACCTTCTCTGCGGATACGTAGCGTCCGCGGGCGCTTTGTTTTTGTTTACTCATACTGTTTGATTGTTTCGCTTATAGACAGAAAAACGGCTGTCATTTCCCGTGTCGCGAAACAATCAAACAGTGTCACTCCGTAGAGCAAACAAATTGATGGGAAAGACAGCCGTATGAGTTTGTTAATAATCAAACTTCTACATATCTTCAAGTATGGGCATAAAAAAAGCCCACTATGTCATGAGCATTAACCGCGCTCTACGTACATGACTAACATGTTTGATCATTTCGCTGATGCAAAGATGCAGGTTTCTTTTGAAACAGCAAAAGAAAAGCGGAGTTTTTTATTTTCCACTCCCACTAATAATTTGATAGTTTTTACATTTGCTTTTTGCAGCATTATAGTTTTTAATCCTATTAGCGTAGTATTTAGAACGGCACATATTTACATATTTGCAATCTGCATCTTTGCCTGGAATACCGGCTATTCCCCCAAGAAGCACTCCGCGTATAAGCATATTTTCATCAAATATTGGAGCTCCACTATTGGTCTCTTCTGCCTTTCCTCGTAAAGAAGAACAATTATTAAAAGCTTTATCTGGTGGTATAACTATTTCATTTTTTATAACTAATAACTGAGAATGCATTAGATGTATCTTGTCAATATTCACATTGTTAAAATTATCCCCCAGGCTTCTATCCTTAGTTTTCGGATCTTTATACTCATACGCATATAAATATAACTTTTCCAAATTAATAGGTTGCTTCTTTCGTATTTTTAAATAGATATATTTCTTAATATACAGTCTCTTATAAGCAGATCGCACCCTAATAGGGTTCAATAACCGCCCTATAGCATAATCCTTAAACTCTGGAACCTTTTGCTGAGAAGAATCTATTGAGTCCCAACATATTTCTTTAATCGGTGTAATATATATATTATCATTTACTATAAAACATGCCCGAAAATCTTCTAACCTAAAATCTCCTTTTTGCCGAAAAGTGTGTCCCGCAGTAATGAATATACCTTTCTTACATACGACAACACCTGTTCCTACATGTCTTATTTCATTTTTGTTTTTATCTCTATATAATATCGAAAATATAGATTGTTCAATTAGTAATTCCATTTGTTTTTCAGTCATAGTATTATATGGCGAATCCCTTATCAAAACGCGCCCCAAGGTATAGCCACATCTTAACCCGGTTTTACGGATTACGTTTTGAAAAGGGATTCATATTGATAAATGTATAGCTATGTTGTATAGGGCACTGCAAAGGTGTTAATTCTATTTTACATATCCAAAAATGGAAAACAAAAAAGGCTTCCAACCCGTGGAAGCCCCTCTGTCATTAAAAACCTTACGGCCTCGCGATAGACCGAGAAGTATCTTTCATTATGTCGCCAAGCTCGGATAGAGCTAAAGATAGGGTATTCAGTTCATCAGCGGTGAAGTTGGCTGGTTTGCCGTTTACCGCACTTCCGTTAATCCGTTGATATAGCCATTGGCGTGTTCTGCCAAAATAGTGCTGGGCAATATACGACATAGAAGCGAATGGTAATACTTTTTCTAAGGTCTGCCTGATTTCCACTGTTTTCACAATGGCTTGGGCTTCATCCATTGATTGCCTGGCACCATCTTGGAACGCCTGCGCAAACGCTTTTTTATCTTCCGGTGAAAGCGTCTGCAGAAAAGCCTTGAAACGTTTCTTATGGTCGGCCAATTCCTCCGGAGTGTTACACTTCAGATATTCCGATTTCCATTTTCCTAATTCTTTCTGTACGTCCATAAGCCTAAAAATTATATGTTAGAGAAAAAGTAGCCCCCTCAAGGAGGGCTACCGTTTTCATTCAGCTTGTCTTGTGCATCATTCAAATCGTCAAGACAATCATTGATGCCACTTTCAAGCTCCTCATCGGAAATCCAATCAGTATTCTGAATGTCATCCCAATAGAGGGAAAAGAAGCTGAGGTCTTTTTTCGCAGCTTCAATCCGAGCCTTTAGCTCTTCTTCTTCAGTCATAAAAAGATCGCGATTCTTAATGACACTGCAAATATAATAACCTTTTGGTAATTAAGCAAGAGAAATGTACTTTATTTTGAGGAATGGATTTATTTTTAACATTATTATTCTATCCTGTAAAAAGTCCCCTTCAATACCTTATTCAATCCATCTGCATCTATCTCCGCCTCAATCTTCTCGCACAAATACTGCTTGTTACCGATAAGAAATACCTTATTCACATTTGGCAATTTATTAGCATGAAATTGAATAACATAAGAAATATTCGAATGAAACTTCTTGAGATTGGATAGGCGGTGTCCCATACTATTTGCACAAACATCGTTCAAACTGAGAGAATAGGGTAAGAAATCCGTGACTTGTGCTTTAGTTTTCTGTTGATAGTCTGTGAAAGGATAAGCATGATTATAGAGTCTGGTTTGTCCGTTGGAAGTCAGGTTCTGTTGGTTTAGTATTCCGGTATTGAAAGCAATTTCCATACGGTCGTTCTTTTGTTGCTTCTCCGGCAGCTCAATATCACCGGCAATTGCCTCTTGGATATTGAACCCTTCTCCCTGAGGGCTGATTATCCAGTCCGGATTATAAATTTTGCGATAATAACTAACTAATGGGATATTCAAAAACAGGCTGGTATCGGTTCGCACCACATCAAAATTATGTTCCAGTCGCTTCCATGTACCACGATCATGTTGTACAATCTTGGCAGGGGCTATTTTCAGCTCAACGTCCGTATCATAAGATTCCGGATCACGAACAAAGTCTGCATAAAGATTAACCTCACGCAGAGTATCGATTTCGTTCTCATTGTAGTTGATGTAGTAACGTTTACCTACGACAAATATTACTTTCTTTCGCTCTGTCTTATTCATGCTGTCATAGGCATTTTTCATCTGCTGATAATTTATGTATTCCATTTTCTTAGCAGCTTTCAACAGATTCCGATCCAGTCGGAGGTAGCCATCATCAGACGTGGAAGGAAGGTCGTAACCGACATTGCCAGAGGTTACATCCTTATCACTTTTCTCCTCGTTTATTTCGACTGTAAATTCACATAACAATGCTGTGTGACTTATGATTTCTTTATCAGTATTGGAGAAATAATTGTTTAGTTCGATAAAACGTACAATTTTAGTAGATTCATCCACTACCATAACAACACCCAGAAATTTCTCCAATTCGTTGAAGAACTCAGAAATCGTCCAGTGGGGCAATGCTGTTTCGATACGGAATGAGTTTACTGCGCTGCATATATAAATGTTCCGCAAGAAATTGTTGTCAAAGAAAGTTGTATCAAAAGTATATCCGAAATATTCAATCAACTTTTTAATGACTGTAAGTAAATAGGGCTGAAAACTTCCTATCAAGTAGGTTGAATAGGGATGGAAGTTGGTTGTTCCTTCTTCATACGCAACTGCGTTGACCAGATTTTCTTCTTTTGCTTCTTGGTAAAACACAGGCAAGAAAACCCCGTCTACCTCATCTACCGAGCCATAGACAGCCATCATTTTTGATTCCGGTAAGAAGAACTGAAACATTTCCGGCATGGGCGGAACATAGGGGCCTCCCAACTTCAACTCATCAATATAAATTTCATCATTTGTCAGAAGGTTAAATTCCGCATTACCTGATACAAGCTGTACTTTAACCAGTGTATCTTCCACTGACAACAAAACTGCACTGCCATAAAGCAGGCATTTACTGTTAACGATGAGTGTAGCCGGAAGGATGGTCTTTTTTTTCGTTACATCCAAACGATTGACATGCTTAAATATGGCATAATTGGCAGGCATAGGGAGCTCAACATCCATAGAATAATTAGAACTACGGGTAAAATAAGGATTTTCGGACGTAAATGTAAAGCTGAATCCTTCAGGAAGAACAGCCAATTGTCCGTCAATATATAATTCGGTCATTGTTTATTACGTGATTTATTGTTATTCAATATTTGGTATTCTTTTTGAGCTTGATTGATACCCCTTTTTCCGGTAAGATAAGTTTCCGCCACCAATGGTTCATCCAAACGAGTCTTTAGTTTGCGAAGCGTACGGGTACATTCTATCAGCATCGCCACCATCGCCGGGTCATTGGTAGTAGTTGTTGCACTGGCTGCGGGTGTCTTGGCCGGTACGGTATGTGTACTCTTTCCGGAACCAGCCACAGCTGCTATATCTTCAGCTGTCAGGTTACCGACATTTCCACTGCGTTGAGCCACATCAATGACATCGAATATCGGCCGTAAATTCGGGTTGGCCACAGCAAAACGATTGGCAACAAATTCATTTGAATGGACTATGCCCTGCGGCTGGTCCCAACTGCCGGGACCGGTATAGCCGCCGGTGTAGAAATTGCCGACCATCCCTTTTACTACAGCAAAAGCCGCTTTGATGGCAGCTACTTGGGCAGCTGCTTTAGCGGCACCGATAAAAGAAAGAGGAGCTGTTGCCGCCAAATTTTTTGCAGTGATTTCCAGTATGGAGATTTCAATAACACGTTCCAAAGCATCCAGTGCCATCAAAATGGTTTCACGTAAGAAATTCTTCAGCGAAAGTTCGCCAGTGGCAATCATTTCACCAATCGTTTCTCCGAAGTCGGAAGCGATGTCCGTCACCAGAGAGGCATATTGCCTATGCATTTCCATGGTTTTATCGTACTTCTCTTTCTCGGCATCGGTCTGGGCTTCGGCCTGCTCCTTCTGTATCTCCGTACGTTGTTCCTCAGTCAGTCGGTAGTTGTGAAGCAAATCATCCCAATACCGTTGCCGAATTCCGTTTACCTCCTGAGCGAAATCCTCCTCAGAAGTTAGTTTTTTATAATGACTGGAAGTTGCTTCTTCCAATTCGATACGGAACTGTTTCTGACGAATAGAAAGGCGTTCTTTGGCAATCTTGTCTGATGTTTTCTGACGCTCTTTTTCTGTTTTTTCATCTTGTTTTTTACACTCCTCGTTGAATTTGATTTGTGTCTCCAACATCTTTACCTGCAATTTCTCACGTTCATGTGCTTCCAGCCCCACTACTGCCAATTTCTCATTCAAAATCTTTTTCTCCAAGTCTATCTGAAAGGCAGTATATTCCTCGTTAGTTTTGATTTCTCCTTCAAGATAAAGCTTTTGAAGATGGATAAGCTGTTGCATATGCCTGGTTTCGATCTCCTCCAATTTTCCGTTTACACGTTTTTTACGTTCTTCTTCAGATTCGGGACTTCCGCCATTGCCTCCGGTGGGATTGTTTTTAGGATTGTTTTTAGGAGTCTTAGGATTCAATGCTTTCCATTTTTCTTGTACCAGTTTCTTATAACGTGCAGTTAAAGATTCAACAATCTCTTCTTCTTGGGAAATCTTGTTGCGAACATCCTCGCGAGCCATCGACCCCATCGGTGAATTGTCACTCAATGCCGGGGATTTTTGAAGGCGCATCAGGTTGATCCGGTGCTTATCCAGTTCGTCGGCAACCTCTTTTAATTCGATATTGCTTGCCAACATGGCATTATACCGATCAAGTGCCTCTGTATTCTCATTGATGATTTTGCCCTCCTTATCAATTTTTGCATTATAATCCGGAATGATGGCCTGTAATTTTTCAATAGCCTTTTTACGTTCTGAATTGGAGAGATTGTTATTGTGTATTTTGATGGTCAATTGATCAATAAGTGATGATTGGCGCTCATATTCATTATTTGATTTTTCTGTTATCTTTTCATTGACTTTGTTAAGGTCGTAATAAGCCTTGGTGCGTTGTGTCAGTTTGTAGGATACAATCGCAGCGGCAGCAATGGCTGTAGTAATGGCAGCTATAGGATTCAGCCCCAATACCGCCCATGCCGCCCGTATCGCCTTAGTTGCAGCAGAGAAACGGAGCGTCAAAGCTTCCACACCTGCTCGGAGAACAAGTGTACCGGCTGTCACCGTTCTGGTTATGATGTTATGAGTACGCATCTGTAAGATCAACCGGGTTATTGCCTTGTAATCACCCGCCAGTGCATCATTCAGGGCAATGGTAGCCATCCGATAGGCAGCCTTGACGATAATGCCTGCACGCATGATTTTGTTGTAAGAGGTATGATGAAGCGCAATCAACCGAAGTGTCGCATAATAGGTTGCCAACGGAACAAGCAGGGTTACGATGGTACCTCCCCACTTTTGGATCCAGTCAATCAATCCAGGCAGAATTTTAATAACATAGCTCAACATATTGGTACTAATGGCCAAAGCCGGATTCAGTTTCTCCCCCAAATCAATGGCTGCCAGCTTCATCTTATTGCGCGCCTGCTCCAGTTTGGCCTGTGCGGTATCACTGTTTATGGCCGCCTGCTCATACGCCACATTGGTTCCGGTAACAGCTGCCGTAAAGTCTTTCACCATCTCTGTATTCTGAAGGATTACTGATGCTGTGTTATAGCCTTCTTCCCCAAACATTTTCTTAATGGCACCGGCATCCATATTTTTATTCTTCAGATTCTCCAGAGCCTTATCCAATCCGACAATTTTAGGATTCGTTTCATCAGCTCCTGTCTGAAGAACCAGGAAGAATTTCTTCAATCCTGTTCCGGCCACTTCATCCTTTATGCCTCGATAGGCAAGAGTTTCAATCAATGCAACCGTCTGCTCGATGGGAACATTGGCTGAAGCTGCTGCTGTACCTGCATTCCGGATAGCCTTTGCCTGGCTTGCAATATTGGCGGAACCTGCTTGGGAACCGGCAGCCAACACATTGGTAAACCGTCCTGCCTGGTCTGCCGCCGCGCCATACTGATTGAGCGATAAAGTCAGCGAATCCACCGCTTCGTTCAGGGTGATGTCCTTGGCCGCTGCCTGTAATCTCATGGCTTCTTCCGTTACAGCCTTGAGCGCTTCCTTGTCACCAAGCAGTTCCGGCTTGGCCGAACCGACCAGCATAAACGCATCAAGAATTTCGGCTGCCGACTGCCGGACACGTAATCCCTCTTTGGTCATGGTCGTGGAGAGAGTCTTGGCCTGTTCCGTCAGCCAGGCAATATTCTCGTCGTCAAGTCCGGTTAATGCCTTCAATCCGGCTTGCGATTCTTCCAACTTGTTGCGTTCATCCCTGATGGCGCGCAAGGCAAGCGTGAATCCAGTCAGAAAACCGATTACAGACAGGATTACTCCACCGAAACGATTGAACCAGTCCACCATGCTGCCGACACTGATAGTTGCTTTCTTGGTTTCAGCGGTAACGCCTTTTATCTCCTGGCGATGTTGTTTGAGTATTCCTTGCAGATGTTGTATCTTTGCCATGGTGCGGTTATATTCTTCAGACCCCATGGTCATAGTCTTCAGCTGCTGCGTCAGCTGCCGGCATTCTTTTTCGATATGATTGACATCATTAACTATCTCCTTGCCGTCAATATAAAGATAAATGCCTCTTTTTTCTGATTTACTTTTTGCCATTCTTCTGAATCTTTAGTTTATCAAAATTTTCCAGTATCTTTTTAAAAGCTTTATCTCCGTAGTACTCTCCGGATATATCCGCTAATTCAGTGATGTGTTGGTTAATTGCTCCGTCAATGAAATCAACCGGTTTGCGTAACACTGTAAAGACTCCGACTCCTGTTTGATATTTCTGCTTTTTTATCTCCGAATAGGAATAGCCCTTTTTAACTAATGCTGACTTTATATCCCCGTTTCTCCACTTCCTTTTTTTTCGATTATACAGATTATACCCTTTGACTACCACACCGTTGATGCGGGTATATCCACGTCCTACACCATAGTGTACAAATACTCCATATTGTTTGAATTTGAATGCAATGCGGTTTATCTCATCTTTAGTACCCCCTTCGGCATATCTCATCCTTTTTTCCAGACTACGGCTTAGTTCATCGGTGCCCCTGGTTCTAAGTTGGAGAATATTGCCGGAAATACCTATAATGGAATCCATCCAGATACCCACATTCTTTTTAAATTCCGGTGCTGTGACCAGTCTACTTCGGTTTGTATCTTCTGCCATAAAAAAGCCTTTAGTTCCAAGTGCAAAACTAAAGGCTGAAAAGAACGGGAAAAAGGACAAGAATTTAGTGGACGGAGAATTTAAAATCATTAATCCGGTTCAGCCATCCTTTGCGGAACACAATCTGTGAAGATTCCCTTTTACAGATTTCTTCAATAAATCGGATTCTGTCTGCCTTGATGGTTTCAAACAGCTGGCGCTGATTGGCCAGATTGATACTGGCAATGGTCTGAGGTCCTACAATGCCGTCCACCTTGATTTGCAGGAGTTGCTGTACTCTTGTGATACCGGAACGTCCGGAAGCCCATACCCAGTCTACACAAATGTTGGCAATGGACTGATTGTGTATAAAATCAGCCTGATACCTGTCCCAATAATATTTCTTGAAAACATAAAAAACATCGTCCGGAGTAATCATACGCAGATCATCTGCATCAATATCCCCGTCACCATCCTTGTCATAACCGCATGATTTCCATGTAGACAAAGTGATTCCCATATTGGTCTTACCACCTTTATCACTTTTGTGGTCACTCCATCCGCCTTCCCATTTACGGATGATTTTAAATAAGCCTTCTGCTTTTGCCATAGATATTTGAATTAATAAAATCGAAGCAAAAGTAGTGTGTGGTTTAGCCATTGCATAGGACATTCATCCGCATAAGATGGTCATCAAGTGTTTTTGGATTACATTTCAGCTTCCGACAAATAGCTGCCTTAGAATAGCCGTATTCAAGCATAGTTTTTATTAAAGATTCTTTCCCCGTAAGCTTATAATGTGAGTTACGCCCCCCTTTGTGCCTGCCTAATTTCTGTCCTTCGGCAACACGCCGGGCAAGACCTTCTTTTGTACGCTGGCTTATCAAATCACGTTCTATCTGGGCAGATAATCCGAAAGCAAATGCAAGAATTTGAGACTGTATATTGTTGCCTAATTCATACTTCTCTTTCACTGTAAGAACAGTGATATTTTTTTGCATAAGTGTGTTTAGGATAGACATGACCTCCATTAATCGACGACCGAGGCGACTGATTTCCGATGCAATAAGGGTATCTCCCTTCTTTAATTTCTTAATGAGCGGGCCGAGTTTTCGTTTTTTGGCAGATTGAGTTCCGGATACTGTTTCACTTATCCACTTATCAATGTGGATTTCTTGCCTTTGAGCAAACTTTTCAATTTCGAAGCGTTGGTTTTCAACCGTTTGTTTATCAGTACTGACACGAATGTAAGCGTAAATCATTTTTGTCGTAAAAGTAAGAATTGAATTTTGTGCTACAAAACTTATATCAGACGCCCCTAAAATGTGCAAGGTATGGCAGATAAAAGAATGAATCAGTTTACACCGGCTACGAACATGGAGTATGTGTATGCAGAGTTAGCTGATGGTTCACAGGTGAAAATAAAGAAGAGTGATTTATTCTCTTTATTATTTCAAGTAAAATATTCTTTTAATGGAGATCTTAATGATTTAAAAGAAAATGGTATATTTTATACAACAGGTGATACAATAAACGGATATAATACTGGAATATTATTGTGTTTCGCTTTAGAAGGTGCTGTTATACAAATTTCAACGAGCGTATTCAATAATAATATTGGATATAGGACATTATTGTATAATAATGGGAAATGGGATCAGTGGACGGACTGGATAGCAGTATCTTTTACTTAATTTGTTGGCATTATTAGCTGCTGTCCTTTTGGCTACATCTCATGCCCCTAAAATGTACAAAGGTATATGGCAGATAAGAGAGAAAACGAAATGTCCAATGTTGATTCTGTGGATTATTTGCGTGGTTTAAAAGGAAATAACAGTGTTTTATTGCCGATAAGTAAACTCATAGATCAAGGTGATGTAGTTGGTTACAAGGGATTTCAAGAGAATGACGATCTGAATAATTATAAAAGAAATGGAGTATATGGGCACTCTAATACATCCACATTGAATACTGTTACTAATAGACCTGCAGGAACGGTTGGAGAGGCCGTATTGTTAGTACTCTCTTGCAGTAATAACTATATATCTCAAATATATTTTAATATTACCGAGAACAGCATTTCTGTAAGGTTTTTAAATTATAATCAGTGGACTTCGTGGAGGAAAATATCTTTCATACCATAATAGTTTATTGCTGGGACTAAGTACCCAGCAATAATTCTATAAGATATATACCTGAAACGAACATCCGTCTATATAATTATTCTTAAGCAAAAACGTAGCATCACCTGTACTCAATAAGCAGAAACGTTCATCAGTATCATCGGTTGTCCACATATCATATCCTGAAAATTTCATAATAGTTCCATATCCGGTCGAGAACATTGCTTGTGCTCCATGTTTCGACGTTTCACATACGTAAATCAATTTATATTCAGCCTTTAATTCAACAGTCTCCCCTTTGTTTAATATCCCACTCCAACATAAATTGCGTGGAAGGTTGCTATTAAAGTCTTTCAATGTCATTTTAGCTTGGGAACCGGCCGCATCTTCTACATATACATAATTTGCATCTGTCACCTGCTGAAACTCATTCATCTTCTTGTCTGCCATATCTTTGTACATTTTAGGGGCGTTTTTTATCTTATGAATTTACGCCCAATTTAACAATTAATTATTATCTCGTTTTTGTAAATTAAAAATCATATTTTTCCGTAGTATCTCGCAAATTCAAAAGGCATCCTCACATCAAGATATCCGTCTATCATTTCATTGGATTTTGCCTCCATTTCGAACGCTGAATTCCCATACGATATTTTGTTCCCGTCCGCTCCATGTACACCTTTGAAAAAATGGTAAACACGAGAAACGACATATTCCAACCCGTACTGCAGATAGAACCACAACGGGCACAATAGATATATCCACACACTGAACTCTGTAAGGAACATAACAAGCGTCAACAGAATCGCTGAAGCAATCATGCACTCCTCCCATTGCCTCACATGGATGGCTTCATGGTTAAGAACGCATGTTTTCATTTCCTCCTTCGTTTTCTTCGTGAAAACGAAACAACCTAAAGTGATGGTACTGTAGCCTTGCCACAACAGCCACTTTGCTAAATTACTTTCATAAAATACTTTCATATCAATTATCTATTAGGATAAGATTTGGTTATCACATTATTCTTTAAAAAGGTTATTCCAGATGTATTTATCATGACATCATAAAAATCATTGCCATTATTTTCTGAAACATTTATAAGTTGAGGTCTTATTAATACATTGTATCTTGGATTTCCAGAAGCATACTGAGTCAATTGCATACGAGGATATGTTCCTCCGTCATGATCTATAAAATCCATAGTACCCACTAACAAATCATCTGAGCCATACATTCTAAGGCTGTTCGTTGCAGAATCAATCACAATACGTTTTCCATTGACCGATGTAGATACTTTGCCGGTAATTTCTATATCTCCGTTTTCTTTGATAACAAAGGAGTTATTGGGTGATTTGATATTTTTAAAAGTACCACTCGTAGCATTGACTTCTCCGGTTATTTCTGCATTTTCAGCATGTACTTTCCCGCCTTCAGTAACCCGGAAAGGAGCATCATCAGGAGTAGGGCTTCCGGCCCACATCCGTATCTTCTCACCGGATTGGCTTCCGCTAAGTCCCGCTGTTACTGCTCCATCATCCTTCTTAATAAGCAGCTGATTCCCCTGCATAAAATCAATCTGCGCATCCTTCGCAATGATAAGTGAGGTGAAGATAGCTGTCGTATTAAGCCCGAATTCTTCCCAGTAGGTAGAATTGCCCGGAGCATTGGCAAGCGAACTCGTATGGGTAGTTTTACATTTGTACGCCTTCCATCCGGTGGCAACTTGGCCGTCTCTCACAAGGGCTACATCAAGATATCTTGTGCCGGAAGTGAGTGACTCATCATTGCGCCATTCTACGCCAATCTTCCATTCTCCTTTGCGGATGATACAACCTTGTATGCCCGGATCACCTTTAATGTTCGTACCGTCCTGGGCAACAAGTTCATATTCGGCTGTATTGAGTTCCCCGGTCAGAATATACCCATAAGTCTTCCCACCGTCCTGTGTCTGTAATAATCGGTTGCCGTCCTTATCGGTGATAGTCCACATCGGAGGATTATCAGTACCTGCAGGAACCGTACACTGCCACGTAGCATTTCCCATACGGACAATACCCAGATATGGAATATGCTTACCCGTCTGCCACTGGCCATGGTTACTGACACTATCCCCATCTTCGCCATCTTTACCGTCCTCACCCTTGAATTTGCTCCATGTATAATCAGTCGGATCGGTGCTTTCGACAGCAGTTTCTTTGTTCACAGCTATACCTATGTATTTCGTATTTTCATTAGGCTGCTGATACATAGCGCTACCGTCGGCGTTATCAGAGTATGCGACCCAAGTGTAATAAGTCTTACCGTCTTCTCCCGGAAGGCCGATACCATCTTCTCCTTTGATATCACTCCATTGATAATCCTTTGGATCGTTACTCTCTACTGAAGTTTCTTTGTTATGAGCTAACCCTAAAAACTTTTTACCTACTGGATTATCACTAATTCCGTTACCTTGAGCGTCATCAGCATAACGTATCCATGTATAGAGTACTTTCCCATCCTTGCCAGGTGTACCAGGTATACCATCCGTACCATCCTGAGCTATCATTATATACTCGGTGGAATTCTCGGTTCCGGTCAATATATAGCCGTAGGTCTTCCCACCGTCCTGTGTCTGCAATAACCGGTTGCCGTCTTTGTCTGTAACCGTCCACATGGGAGGGTTGTCAGTACCTGCAGGAACTGTACACTGCCACGTAGCATTTCCCATACGGACAATGCCCAGATATGGAATATGCTTGCCCGTCTGCCACTGACCATGGTTACTGACACTATCGCCATCTTTACCGTCCTCACCCTTATTAACCTGCTTCAGCCAGTCTGCATTCCCTTCAGAGGGTTCAGAAAAGCTTCCCTTTTCGTTCACACAGAGCCAGATACTTCCGTCATGACTGACCCTATCGTAGAAATCGTATTCCGTTTTCGGTGTCCATGCTCCCCGGTCATTGGCCGTATATACAGGTGTACCGTCAGGTTTCATCTGCCGTACCGTACCTGTGAAATACACGCTGTTCAGATACATGGAGTATCCTGTCATATCCAGGCCATGCACGTTCAAGTTGGAGAGATCGCCAGACTGCATAGCGATGTTCGCGGCCGATATCTCCCAGGTATTCTGGTTACGGAGCATACGACTGTAGGTACGAGTTTCATATACCGACGTTTGTCTGTCGTGGTTGGTAAAGTTTCCGTAGCAGGAAAAATGCATATACTTCTGCGGATGCAGTGTTGTCCCCGGACGCAACGAATAGCGGAACGTACCATTATCCTGTCCGGACACTCCGGTTATACGAAAATATGCCGTTCCAAAACCTGCAAAACGGAAATTCCCCTTACTATCATCCGAATCTTCGGTGGCATTCAGTGTCCTGTCATCAAAATGGATGATACCCATACTTATGTCGTCCGCCGCAACAGCGCCTATTTCTCCGGCTTCCAGTTTAAGGTGTACGGTACCGGTGGAGAGAAGTTTTCCTTCACTGTCAGTGTCAATTTCCACACTCTCAATAATGCCCACACCCGGCGTGCGCCATTTAATGCCGGCATACACTTCCACACGATTAAGCCTGAGTTCGGGCACTTCCAACCATTCCCAAAGCCGTAAGCCTCGCATTTCGCCGTTACCGTTCTCGTCGATCTTGGCACCAAAACCAGTCAGTCCGGAAGCAAAACCTGCCTTACCGAACACTGCACCTGCCAAAAAAGATACAAGAAAAGATGTCTGGTCCGGTTGGTTCTTATGTAGATAGATATTCTCAAGGTCTTTTATCAGATTAAGAATACCAACGAACGTACGTCCTACACGTTCTGAGGTGTTTTCATTCTCCCGGGTGGCATATCGTATATACCGGGCCAGTTCTTTAAGTATCTCAATCGTATCTGCCATATTATATAAATGCTTTCCGACAATTTACAGCCACATAGGATTGTGACATATGTATTGCCGCAACCACTCCATAAAGTTGGTTGTCATTGTTTGTCACATAGTCTGCTTCCACCTCTTCCAATGAAAAGGAAAGCCAGTAACGCTTCTTCTGTTTGTCTTCGAGCAACTGATTGAATAATTCATCTAAAATACGCTCACACTTGTCAATTGTTGTTTCTATCTGTATATAATCGGAAGTGTCGGATACATGCTCCACAACAAAAAGCAGGTAATCACGTTCTTTCCGGTACGCTCCCGGACCACCGCCGTAACCGAATCCGGAACCGCGATCCAGAATCACCGCTGGATAATGGAGCACACTGTCCAATGCCGTATGCTTTTCTCTCTCGGATGAGAGAAAGTGCACCTCGCCATTCTCCTTGTGCCGGATGTCAACGTGTTTTTCGGCCAAATTCTCTATGTACTCTGAAAATGTCATTTTTTCTGTTTTTGAGCGTCACGTATTTTTTTATTAAGCAGGCGGAATGCAGTAGCTACCGGCATTGCCTGATATTTCTCCATGACCGCCACATCATCACCGACAAAGGCGTCGAATATGTCGAGCCAATTGACTGACGGTGCAGCCGGCTTCTTTTGCTTGTCTTCCGGTTCCCGTTCGCCATCCAGCGGAAACAGGAAAGGAAAAGCCTTCGAGAGCCACCTCTTGACAAAAACGTAGTTCAGGAATATGGCGTATTTGACATATCTGTCAATCTTTGCCACCTTCTTTATCCGTTTTTGCAATATCAGCGGTTTCTGACGGCTAAATAAGCCGTTTTTTCCACCCGTCGGTAGGACAATATATTCGTTATCTTTCAGATATAACATTGACACAAAAGTGTCCAGTGAGGTATCTTTACCATCACGAACGTAACGGTTGAAAGCTGTGTCCACGTGCATGAAATGCTCAAAGCACATACCTTTCAGACGTTCACCCGGCGCCTTGAGTCCTGCCACATCGGAAAGGATGAAACGGTCCATCCGGACACGACAGTCGCTGATGAACTCCACAAGCTCGCTAAGCTTGTACCTGCAGTAATTGTCGGAATCGACTTCTGACGGTAGGGAATAGAACTTCTTCAGGAATGATGACTCATCCATTTCCCGAAGATACAACCGCGACACGAGCAGAAACTGTTCCGGTGTCAGTTCTTCCCATTTCTCCGGTACCGGACACGTCACTTCGCGTCGGATGCCGAAACTGCGGTATTCAATGCGAAGCTCTTTCATGTCCAGAATGTACGTTTATGGTCATTGTCCCGGTCGAATATTCTTCTGGGATCACCGGTATATAACTCTGCAAAATAACTGCGTGCCGTCCTTAGCAGAGCCGTCATGTACATATCCGCATCCGCTTTCAGGTTCTGAATCTGTACGGCTATGCGTTCCGCATCGACGGGTTTCTTTTCCTCATTGCCTTTTTCTCCCGGCTGTACCGTAGTGAAGTACAGTCCCCGGTCCGTTATGCTGCCCGTTTCCATCAACAGACGCCTGACCGCCATCGCAACAATGTAGCGGGAACAGGCCAGGCGCAGACGTTCCACATCTTTCCGCCGCCCTTCATCTTCAGAAGGATTGACCAGCCCGTCAATCAGATGTTCGTATAGTTTGTCACCGATAGCCGGCTGAAGCTGCATTTCCTCAACAAACTTCAGATGCGGTTGTAAACGTAGGAAGATAATCCGGCTGCCATTAATAAAACAGACATCATTGACATCCGCGGTACTGCGAACGATGGCAGATTTACGGTTCAGATAAGCCTGTGAGGTCGCGAACTCCGGATATTCCGCTATATGGGCATACAGGAACTCAAGCAATTCGTCAAGCGCATTGAACCCTTTGTTCCGTAATGATGTCCGCAGGTTATCTTCCTGATACTTGTACACCTGTTGGAATGACTCGTTGTTGTCAGACTTCTGCCGCTGGAAGCCTGCATCGGTGATGCGCATACTGATCTCATCGAAGTCATTCCAGAACGCCAGGTTCGCGTTTGCCCGCTTGCAAATCTCCAGTAAGCGACTGTCTAACTTTTCCCGTTCGGTTGCCCCTTCGGTATTCTGTTCTGGTACATCCGGCTCTGGACCGAATTTGTATATCTCAATCACTTCGCCCGCCATCGCATCGCCTAATAACGGTACAAGATATTGCCGGAAAGCATTCCGAAGCGGCGCTTCCATCATGTCAAAGGAGGTGGCGGTATTCACCTTCATCACCGCTTTCAGCTCCTTGCCGTTGTTCCATTTTTTTGCACTGAATATCATTAGCTCAACGTTTTTTTGGTACCGCTACCGGTATCAAGGGTTACTAAAACCGTATTTCGGAAACGCAGTTCGCATTCCGGCATACCGTTCATCTTTATGTAGAGTTCAATCGGATCCAGGATATTTTGCCGGTCAATCCACGCATTGGCTATATTCACGAGGAATGCCTCGCGGATATTGGAGCCTCCCTGGTTGCCCGCGTATGTACCGCCGGGCATACCGGCACCGAGTACATTGGGATTGACCATCAGGGCGAACAGGATTTCCGAGTTAGCAGCTGCTGACACCGGTAGATTGTCACTGCCCTGGTATTTATTCTCCAGTGGCTTGATTTTCCATTCTTCCTCAATCCTGCCGTTCATTTCATTTACGGCATAATGCGAAAAGATGGGCTTTTCCGCATTATCCGGGCCGCAAAGGTTCTGCTCCACAGAGTCCATGTACTTCTGTATGGCCGCCTCACGTTCCTTGGCTGAATAGTCCTTGGACGGATATTTTTTCTCCCAATAGGAATACGGTATCTGTACATGCCATTTCCAGGTAATCTGGTTCTTATAGGCTTTCTTGAGAAAATGGGGGATAAGATGGGCTATTTCCACCCATCCGCAGACATAGGCAGGCCACCAAACAGGCATACTGTAAAGGTCGTCATTACTCCAGCTATCTCGTACCGGCATGATGAAACCATCCTTCATTTTTCCGGCAAACTTCAGTACCTCGGCGTGCATCTGCGGATCATATTCGGACAATACATCCAGCTTGGTGTATTTTCCCTTGTCCGGACGCTGCGGCCAATATCCGGAAACGATACATTTGCAGGCACCGTATTCATCCATTTCGGAATAGCGCCGATAAAGTGCATTGACCGGATTAATACCTGCAAAAGAGTTAGTCGCTGCCGACGGTACAAACTGGACCGCTCCGTTACCGAACTTCAGATAGTCCCGAAGTACCTTTTCCATGTAGCGTCTTACATTCCGGGAAGAAATAAAAGCCTGTACCCGGCTGTCCGTAACGGGCTTCAGCAGCTCATTGCCGGCATCATCGTAACCGTTTACCCTGCAAGGATAGATACCCTGTCCGAGTGTCAGGTTACGGAGAAATTTCAGTCCGGTGTTGAGTACGCTGGTATTCCCGATTTCTTCGGCTGCTTTCTGCGGGAAATCGTTCTCATCTCCCCAGGGGCGTACTTTCACCCCGTCAATGTCTATATAGCCGGCGTTCGACAGGTCATACGGTGCCAGAATCCTGGCACGCTCTTTCATCTCCTTCTGCGGTGTTCCCGTCGTCTCACCGAATATGTACGTGGACTGCATCAGCAGGGGAATGCCGCTTGAATTAAACAGTATGTTCATCAGAATACGATTTTCATTTTGTTATATTCCAGTATCAGGTCGATATCCACAGGATAGGGATGTCCTTCAGGGTTTCCTTTGCAGTCACAGGGCTGCACGCCCCGAAGCTGGTATTCCTTCATGTTCATGCGCCCTGCACCGCATGCGTATGCCTGGGGAATAAAATACACCTTGCCTTCCTTGCTGACGAATTTTATTGAGAAGATATGTCGGTGTCCGCGTTCGTCCATGCGGATATCCATGTCGGCCAAAGCCAAATTTCTGCGTATTGTTTTCATATTATTCAAATGTTTCATCAAATGTATAGTCAAATATTCCGCCGCCAAACGAAGTCCTGTCGAATACATGGTATTTCCGGTTTGCCGGGCAGAAAGTCAGGTTCACGTTCACCCTTTGGTTACTCATTTTCGTATGGGTAAAGTCAATATCCGTAATGATAATCTCCATCAGAAGCGAGGAAGGGTCATACCAATATTGTATCGGTGAGGTTATCATATCTATCAGCGCCTTGTATTTGTTTTCATCCAAGTAACCGGTATTGACGGTACGTAAATCATTAAAGAGGGGATTAAAACGCCTTTTTTGTTTTACCATATCCACAATATCACCTGCCAGTTCCGGGCTGTATTGTACCAATCCGGAGAATGAAATAGACTCAGGAAGCCCGAACATATTATAATAGAGAAACTGATGTGTCTCTCGGTATCCTCTCCGGTCTATAACATATCTCACAAGGTCTGTCAAAGTACCGTTTGTGATACGCATGTCATACGATATGATAGTATCATATTGTACATCTGCAAGGCCGCTTACTCTGACCGGGCTTACATTATATGCCGCCATACGGTTTGCTTCAGGAAGTTTCAGTTCGACGGTTTTCTTGATGCTATTACCTGATTCCAGATAGATAACATCCAAAGATACTTTTGTCTTTTCCGAAACGAAGAGAGAAAGATATTCAATATTACCCAGCCTGATTCGTTTGACTTTGTAACGGGAATAGAACATAAAATCAGTCAACGGTTCAAAAGAGACATGATATCTGGAATGAAATACGTATAGCGTGTAGTTGGAAGTAGTCTCACTATCCGAAAGGAAAAGTTGTACCGTCATGGGAGATAATGCAATCCAAACATCATCATTGGTGAGTTCCGGACGTACGAAATATTCATTGATGATGTCGCCGGGATCACAAAAAATAACAGCATTGTTATTATCCGGATAATAGTTTTCTGAAAGCGCTTCCTGACCGTCAATCACCATCCGGAGGCTTAGTTTCCCATGTACGCCTGTGATGCGGATGTCCGGCATATCATAGGAAAACACATACGAATTATCAGTAATATTGGCTACCATCTCCACAAATCTTTCGATAAACCAACCACAACAGACCTATTATATAAATCATATCCGGCCTTAAACTCCCAGGATTTACGGCGATACCCTGCCAGAACAATACAATTATTAGGCCCCAGTAAGGAGCCTAATGCTAAGACATTGTTGTAGATAACCGGTTGCCTGTAATCCACCACTACCGTACGGTCAAGCAATGTATTACGGGATATTACATCTGTCAATTCCACCCGTAGATAGGGACGTTCAATAATTGTATCAAGGTACTGCTTCTCCAGGAAATAGTCGGTCAATATAGCCGCCGTATCTACATCTGCAGGTATTTCCCTGACAATCACTTTCGGTTCAGGCACCGCGGGACGTATTGTATCATGGCGGATAACCGTTTCCTGAACACGAACGATACTCCGGGAGCGGGAACCTAACCAATGTCCCGTCCAACCGGCAAGAAGTGCGATAACCGCACATAGGAATATGCACTTAACGTTCCGTCTCATCAACCTTCCTTTTGAATTTGTCCGTAACTGCCACCCATAATATTTCCACCTGTTTAATTAGAGCATCCTTCGGTTTACCGTCAATAATGGCAAGGTTTTCCAATATGCTGGTCACATGCTCCACGCAGAACCAGGTCATAACAAACACTTTGGCTATGGAAAAGAATACGGTAGCCAGCAGCATAACAAAGTCATCTTCCGCCATAACCTTGCTTTCCAAATAGAAAGAATGGATAATGTAAATGATGGCCAGCCAGATGCATAGCTTGATAATGCACCGGGAGAAACGGAAAGATTCAAAGCCTATGCCCTGAACCTTGCTTGCCCGGATACCCGTCCACATCTCGGAAACAATCGCCACCAGCATGGCCATTGCCAGCAATGGAGTAATACCTATAGAGTCGCTGACGATCGCGGTAACAGCACTGAAGGAAATAGCCGGAAGTTGTAGGTTATATTTGAAGCTCGGAGCTATCGAAAGAAAAAATTCCTTCAGTGAATCGTATCCGTAGGTACCGACGAATTTTGTAAGAAAACGTATCATATCTCTTTTTTGTTACAAAGATAGAATCCTGCCATCTGTCATCATAGGACAAAAAATCCCCTTCGTGGTTGAAGGAACGAAGAAATAAAAAACACCTCTTTACACCCGCTTCCGTTTGTGAGTGTGCGAGCAAACGGAAGCGGGTGCCGCCCCGCACCCGTTCCACTTCTATAAGCGCCCCTCATCGGCAAAGCTATAATAAGTATCACCTGCGATTATAACATGGTCTATCAGTCTAATATCAAACACCTTACCCGCTTGTATCAATTTCTCTGTTACCTGTTTATCATTTCCGCTGGGTTGGTTATTCCCGCTCGGATGATTATGTACAACCGCAAACTGCGTTGCGGATACTTCCACCAATATACGCATGATTAGCCTTACATCCGCTGCCGTCTGACTTATGCCACCAACTGACATCCGTACTTTCTTTATCAAATGCGAAGCGTTATTTAAAGCCAGAATCCAAAGTTCTTCATTCGGCAAATCCCACAAAAACGGCTGCATCAGTGCATTAATATCCTGACTGCAACGGATAACGTCCAGCCCGTTATACCTGCTTTGCAGCCGCTTGTACAGTTCAACGGCAGCCGTAGCCACTTTTTTACGGCCGGGCGTCAACGAGGAGAATAAACCGTTCAAATCGTACTGTCCGCTGTTCTGTTCCGTTTCGGCAACAAGTTTCTTACTATTCGTTATCTCGTATATCAGTTCGCTGTCGCTCATGTAGCGGCAAGCATTATCAAATAAAGTTTCCATATATCTGTATTTTATCAGAGACAGCCCGCCCGAAGCGGGCTATCCTGTACTTATTACTCACTGATTAAAAGCTGCTCCAACTCTTCGATTTTAGACTGGATTTTCTTTTTCATAAACTTGGTAAATTCCTCTAATAAAAAGCGGTTGGAAATCGTAAAGATGTCGTTGTTATTACCGTAGCTCGAAGCTTCCATAAACCGCAATTTATAAAGTGCTGTTTCAAAGGAATTTTCTTCTTTCAATTTGTCGGCCGCTTCATCCAATTTATCCATAGCGTTGATGAATGCGGTACGCTGGCGGGAAATTTCTTTTTTCCTTTCGAGTTCGGCCAAACATCTCTCTAACTCTTTCGTTTTGCGGTTTATCTCCTCCTGCAGCTTGGCCGCTTCATCCTTTTTTGCACCTTTTCCCTTACCTTTAGTAGGTGTATCGGTCGGCTTCTCTTCTTTGGCAGGTTGTTCTTTAGGGGCTTCTTTTCCCGTCTTACCCGTTTCTTTCATTGTCTCAACTGCTTTTGTCACTTCTTCACCGATTGTTTTTACTTCTTTTTCCATGTCTTTAAAATTTAAAAAGTTAATAATTAATGATTTATATTACGCCTCTATGATTACAAAATCCTCTACCGTCTGAAAATAGGGGTCAGCCGTTGAAAGCAATTCCCACTTTTTCCCGTTTGCATCCCGAAAAAGAATACTTAGTTCTCTGATGCCGTCAAACTTCCTAAGTACCTTGTACCCTTGGAAATGCTTATTCAAAACCTCGATAGCCTGTTTGTAAGTGAATGTTTTCATAATGCTGTAAATTTTATGTTGAACCTTGAGCTTCCGGGTGTGAGCCTTATCTAATTGGCTGTTTCCCTGATTGGAGCTTTTTTTTTCTGCGTCGCCTGTCGCTACGCGGTATGTTTCGCCTTTTTTACGCTGCATCAAAAGGTGTTGTAAGGAGCAAGAGCAAGTTTTTCAGAAAACGGGAACAGCTTGAATACTACCCAAAGGGTGGAGATTTTTTATGAAACGTCAGCCTGAACTTGAGCCAGTGACGTCAACATTTACCTTTGCAGCTCAAAAAAGCGAAACTGCGTGGTGATAGGAGACAGAATAAAGGGCGACAATCAGAAAAGGAAACAGCCGCAATACATAGTTGAAAACTATACCGCTCTGCCCGGTCTCTCCTCTGAATGGGCAAAACCGGGTGTACCCTGCATGGATGCGAACAGATATAAGAAGCCGCTGCTTCTTACTGCCGAAACGCGCAAAATCCGTATCAAGAAAACAGATTTATCGCCTGCTTTTTCGGTATGGATTTTGCGCGCCATGGAAATGGTTAACGAATGTTATTAAAAAGATATTCCCCTAAAGATGAACATAGAACACTCCGCTTTCCATCCGAATGGAAACAGAAACATAAGTTTCTGCCAACCGCGCCCTATCCAAAAACGCAAACAAAAGCGCAAAAAGTAAGGAAATATGACAAGGAGGATACCCCCTCGGCCAGTCCTGCACACGATGTCCTGTCCTAAAGTGCAGCGATTCCCGTTGCAGGCGTTGCGAGTCCTGCCATATATATTGCGATTGCTGTTGCGAATGTATGTAAGGAAAATCAGATACGGGCATCCACGAATCCGTAAGCCTGTCTGAGCAGATGTCCGTACTTTGTCCATACACGCTTATCCACCGCATCACCGAAGTGTGTCGCTTCTTCAGGAAGGATGGACTGGTTGCGTTCGCTGCGTTTGTCTTTGGCAAAACGTCCTTCACGATCTTCGATGACACGCGTGTTGTTCATGGAGATAAGTGTGTATTTACATTTCGAACCGTTGAAACGTTTCTTCGGGAACCGTTCATCCTTCTCTGCCAGGATGGAAGCCCATAGTAGGTACTTGTCATGTTGTGGCGGTTCCATACCTGCATGGGTATGCTGTTCTACCGTCCAGCCTTGTTTCTCCAGGCGCTCGATGGCAAGTTCATTGTAGGATTTCTTATTGTTGGCGCGGCGTGCATCGCCGTAGCGGTCACGATAGTAATGCAGATGCTTGTTGATATGGTTACGGTAGTAGTGGCAGAATTTATCCATCAGCGCGTTCACCATTGTATCATCCTCTTCATCACGCTTGACGAAGAACTCGTTGATATTGTTATCTACCGGTTCACGCGTCAACAGTTTCGTTACGAAGTCATAGTTGCGCTCCTGGGCGACTTCCAGGAACGAGGCGGCGGAACCCCAGTCAGGAGTCAGTTCTATCGGCTGGTTGGGATTGCAGTCCAGGTCACGACGACTGTCATCGTTGGTGCCCAGCTGTTTCCAGTCGAAGTTGGTATCTTCGGCAAAATCTCGTATATAGTCATCATTGGTAGCATTGTAGTACACATGCCGTTCATCCAGCTGATAATAGCAGCTGTCAATCTTATCCACCATGTAGTTCAGGATCTCGATCATGAAGGAAAGCTTGTCCATCACCTTATACTGGTTCAGGATATAGTTCATACCCACATTGGCGATATTGTCGAAGATAGAACCGAGGATGAACAGCGTGCCGTCCCGCGAGACGAACGGCGTGATGCTTTGACGGAGACGGACGGTCTCGTTCCAGATTTCCTTGAACAGTCCTGCATCACCGGCAATACGCGCGTCAATGAGCTGCATCTGTAACCGCACAATCTTGTTCCAAACATCGAACAACCGGATATCTCGTTCCTCTTCATAATATCCGGCAGGTTCAAGCAGCCATTTCTGTTCGGGAGTATAAGGCATGGAAGATAAGAAAGTATTGCCATGATGCTTCAATACCGGATGCTCCGATTTATGTCCGAAGATATGCTCATTACCCCGGTTGGTCGGTGCCGCCTCCTGGTCGAACTTCTCTTTGTCAAGCGTCAGCGCTTCATCGGTGATATTGTAGTCGGCATTCGGACCACGACTGTTACCGCCCTGGGTAAGTATATAGAGCATGTGCCCGTTGCTGAAGCTGATACTGTATTCATAAGACATGATGTGTTCGTAGGGCTTGTACCACCCCTCAATGGGACGGCGGCAAACCACATAATCACCGGTCTTGCTGACCGGATCCCATTGTTTGTAACCGAGCATCTCCAGCATCTTGAAGGCTGAGGGCAGTGTTTTGGTGAGCGCCTGCCCGATGGTGGCTTGGGTGAGTGTAGTAATGCCGCGAGGCATCAGCCGGACATTGTCATCTATCACAGCACCGGTAATGAATGATTTACCCGTTGCACGTGAATAGATGACATACCCGTTTCTGTACGGCATTACCAGAAATGCCGCCTGTGCCGGATTGACCTTGATGACCTCTTCCCAAACGTTTTCGTCCATTGTACCGGCATATCAATAGCGTGGGAATACAATGTAGTTCATACCCTCGGAAGAAGTCATACGGGGCATGGATTGTCCGGTGTCCGCAAGCAACTGCGGCACTTCATCCGGTTTGAACTTAGAGGATACGGTACAGACAATCTGCGTTTTGCTGACCGACACCATATCAATATGCTTATGGTTAACCAGGTAAGAGATAAGCCGTTTATTGGTTAATTTCTTCATAATGCTTTCTGAATTTTGAATTGACAAACAAATAATTTCTTACATGCCAGTACGGTTTACCGGCTTTCTGCTCCCGTTGTCGGGTATCTTCTACCGCCCGGATAACAGCCTCTTTTATATTCAGTTCACGAAATGCGGAATGAATTGAAGACTGTACCGGTGAGAGGTTACAGGTATCAATGCACATCACAATTGCAACAATCAATGTATCAATCATATTTTCATATATTTATGAGTTCATTATTTCTTCTGCCTGTATATCATTGATAGGCGTGTACATCGAATCCACCAAAACCTTTTGCTCTTCCTGTGAAAGATTACGGATGGCATTCAGCGGAATGTTTACCATTTTACCCATATTGTTTATCTGGATATTAATTACATTTTTCTCCATGCGGCGCGGGTCCTCAACCGAAGCCGGCTTCTCGCCAATCATCTGGTGCAGCACCTTCTTGGCATTGTTCCATTGTTTGAGGTCGCCCTTGAGCTTGCAATCCCGAATAAGTTGAATTTGGTCCTTGATCATCCAAGCGAACCAGAAGTCCCAGTCAAACTGATGCTGCGTCTTGAACAGTTCTTTTGCCAAAACGATATCCTTACGTATTTGGGTACGCGAGATACGGTATTTTGCCAGCATGATATTTATAATATGGCTCTCGTTTGGATAATCGTCCAAAAGGCGAGCTATCTGTAACACCCGGTTACACTGTACCTGCAAATACTCCGGTAATGGACTGTTTTCAGGATCAATGATGTGTTGCTGGATGAGTTCGTATGACTGTTCCTCCAGTGCGGCTTTGCTTTTAGATGTCGTCAGATGGTTGTTATTCATACTCAAGATACTGCTGTTGCGATTTAAAAAACTTGATCAATTCCTGTTGTGCCGGATTGCTGCCGTTGATGGCGGACTTGATGATAGCCTCCCGTACTTCGATCATCTGACGAATGTGCCCACGATAAAAAGCTACCCGTACTCCAGTACCCGGAGTACGAAGTTCTGTAAGAAAATCTGTCTCATCCACACCAATATTGATTGCGATTATCCCCGGTGGGATAAGGCGATAGGCCATTTTCTCTATTTCCTCACGTTGCTGCTGCGTCAAATTCATCATTCAGCATTTTAAAGTCAAAATCAAAAATATCCCGGCCGGTATGAATAATTCCACGTTCCAGCTTCGGATTATGGGTAGCGTTCTGGCTGCCTACTACGGTAATTTTCCACTCTTCATTGTACAGCAGCGCCACTTTCGCATGCAAGGCCAGACAACGGTAACAGTCCGGAAATGCAGTCACCAGGTAATCGAATGGCTTGGGTGAGATACTGCGTACCCGATTGTCTATCAGAAACCGTACAGACAACAGTTCACCCGTTTCCATCTTACGACGAAGCGCCGCAATACTATCCATAGAAATGGAATAGGTCGTAAGGAACAGATGTGCCGGACCGGTCTGTTTCAGAATATAGAAAATCAGCTGAATAAGGTTGAACGCTCCTGAGGAATAGAAATGCTTGTCCTTGCCGGGTACCAGCATTCCCAAAGCATCCGGATGCAGCAGTTTCTCCGCAACCCGGTCATGGTCGGAGACTGCCGCATCCGTTCGGCGGATGTAGCCTGTCGGGTATCGGTCTCCCTGTATAGGACTTACTGCATCATCCGCCGGCATCATCTTATTCTCAATCTCACTGCAACAGACCAGCATAACCTATTGCAGTTCTGCTAAACGATATTCTATCTTTTCCACCAGTGCTTCCTGTTCGGCAACCTTCTTTTCGTATTTCACACGTTTCGGACAATCAGGAAGAAGATTTTCTTTGCCGTCCTTGGGCTTGCTCTCCGAGGAATACAGCAGCATGTTCCTTGCCTTGGTTATCTTACTCTTGGCATTGGATTTTGTTTTCTTCAGTTCTTCAACGGAAAGGGAACTAATATCAGTCTGTTCATCTGCCTTTTCCGGTTTTTCTTCAGCAGCATTCACTTTTTTATAAAGTTCGTCCAGCTGCTCTTCAGTCGGCAGTTCTTTGTTTTGTTCAAACTGCCTTTTAATGGCTGCCAGCAAGGTCATGCGTTTGGAAAGAAAACCTATACGGGCGACAATATCCTTGCGCTCTGCACATACGGCCTGCGTATTGGTTTCACCCAGTTCGGCAAGCAACCGGTGCTGGCGTGAACGCTCGTTATAGCATTCACGAAAATCATAGATGATTTTGACAATAACCGGCGGATAAGCAGGCTGTTCATCTGCCTCACGTGCCAGTTCATTTTCCGCAATGGCAACGATGGCTGCCGCGGTTTCTTCCGGAACCGTCTCGGAACGTCCGTCATTGCCCTCTACGGCATCATCCGCCAAATCCACATCTTCAAAGCGCGGATCATCGGGATGGTACCACACCTTAATCATCTGACGGATTTCATACTCCAGCTTCTCGCGGGTATGCGGCTTTTCGCCTAATTTAGCAAGTTTGGATGATACGATTGTCTTGTAACCTGATTTAGCAAGGATAGCCACACCAGTATTGTATTCTCTCTTAGCAGAGTTCAGCCAGGCGATACCTTCTCTGCGGGCTTCGATATAAGCATTTGTAATTTCAGCCATGATTCTTGATATTAACGTTATACAAAGGTGTTGCGAATTTTATTGCTATGATAGGACAAAACAAAATGTCCGCCTTCCGGAAAGAATCCGGAGACGGACATAAACAATTTACTAAATGAAGAAACGAAAAATTTAGCTGCCAGGAACAGCCTTTACAGTAAGAATGTCTTCCATATCACCTTCATACACACATTTGCGTGGCGCTGTAAAAGTATAATGGAGCGTGTTTTGGTTACGAGCGGTAGAACTTGCCCCGGTGGTGGCTCCGTCACCCGATGCACGAAGAGCACCGCGGCGCTTGTCGCCCATCAGATAGTTCGTGCCGTTATTGTCGGTCACGATAAAGAACATCTTGCGTCCTTTGGTGGCATTCTCAAAACCGAAGATCTTTTTCCGCATTTTGGCAGAAATGATATTCAGGTCCATCAAAAATGACTCACCGCCGCTTTCTCCCTGGTCGGTAATCTTGAATTCGGCCAATTCGTCAGTGAAATCCATCTTGTATGCACGACAGTTCTCTTTCATAACAAGATCACCGACCAATGTACCGGCTTCTTCAAGAGATAGAGGGGATTCCGTTTTTTTCGGATAGTCCGGCCACGTGGCTACATCCGTATGATAACCGAAGATAACGGACGGTATGATACCGCCCATGTTATCCTGGTTTTCGCAGTCCATTGCCTCATTGATATCATCAAGGGCAATACATAATTTAGGGTCTACTTCTGCCATAGTCACAGGATTTATTCAGATTTAACAACATAGGTACCCGTCACCTTTTCCACCTTGCCAGCAGCGGGTGTCTTTTTCTGCACGACAGGAGTGGTGTATCCGGCAGCTTCCAGGAACTCGACGGTATATTCCTTTCCACCGGGAACAGCTACATACGTACCGGAATCGCGCCAGACTTCCTCGCCTTGAATACGCCACTTTCCACCGTTGTTGGCCGCTTCATCCGGCGTAATGGTTACTTCAATGTATCCGAACGGATTGGTTCCTTCAGGATCAACCGGACGGTCATTGACACAGAACTCGGACTTGTGGACGGATACGAACTGGAAGCCGATTACATACTTGCCTGCAGCATCGAATGTGTAGGGATTGCCGGACATGAACGGTTTGATGGACTTGAAGTCGCTCTCCTTATCAAAACCGTAGCATACGTTCTCCTTGGTGGTCAGCATGACGAACTGGCTGCCGTCGGGAAGATTAGGAACACGTACCAACTCACAACGGTTGTTTGAACCCAGAAGATGCTGCGTATCGGAAGTGTCTTCCTTAAGTCCGATAACGATGGTGCCCTCATCTTTGCGCCAGTCATCGTACATGTCACCAATATCATCGCTGATGAACATCTTGATGTTCTTTTTGCGTTTGAAGGTACGCGGCATGTGGCGCCACATCTCCAGCAGCTTCTCTCCGATATTGGCACGTGACAGTTCACCCGTAGTATAAACGTTCCCTTCAGCACTTGAGATGTCTCCGACTGCCTCGCCTTCGGTGATGATGGTGCCGATACCGTCGAAAGAGTCCTGAATGTCTGTCTTTTCTTCATCCGCACTGTATTTTGCCGTAAAAATGGCAAACAGCAGGTCATTGGATGCCAGTTCGTGTCCATGGTTAATCAGCCACAGTTCGAACGGGTGTTCCTTACGGAGTGTACCAGGAATCTCAGCAATGTAGGTACGGCGATAACGTTCCGGTTCATCGGACATCTCCATTACAACGGGACGCACTACCAAACGGCGGGGAACAATCTTACCCAGATATTTTCCGGCTGTGAACTTGCCGGTATATTTTCCGGAGATGCTTCCGCCCTCCACCTTACCGAGTTCCAGTGAGTCCGTAATACCCGGTACCGGCGTGAAATGTCTCAATACCTCTGAAGCATCGAGCTTGTCGACCGCCTTCAGGATGTCTTTGTGCTTTTTTACCGCGGTCAGAACGGCGGTAATGTCAATAGGTGCTTTAAAATCCATAAATAGAATAGTTTAAACGTTATTCATTCTCAAAACTGTTGATAGGGTCCGTAGCAATGTCCGCGAACTTATTGTCCGCATTCGCTTCCTGATGGCTGACCGTACCTGTTCCCGGTATCTTGCCGACAATATCACGAATAACCTGTACCTTGGCCTTGTTATCGACAGCATTCTTGACACTGTCACTCAGGCTGTCAAGGTCATTTACGACTGCTGTCAGACTGTTTTCGGCTGTTTCTCTGGCGGTATTGGCAGCCGCCAGATCGTTTTCTGCTTTGGCTTTCGCATCATTGGCAGCCTTGACGGCATCATTGATGGCCTGCAGATTCTCTACGGTAAGTGATATATTACCGTCTTTTTCCTCAATACCTTCACAGTTGAGGATCTGGTTGATGAAAGTAAATTCTTTACGCATGGAAATAACTGTATTTGAATTAGAAATGTTAGTCTTGTTACAGGTAGGAAAGAGCCCTTTGATACCGTCGATAATCTGGGAGACCAGGTTCTTGTCACCGCTTTCCGGTTCCGATTCCTTTTCAGATGCAATAACCGGCAACGGCAGACCAAGCGCGGTAAAGCAATCGGTTATTTCATTGGTTACCTGCGGCTTTTTATGAGCGCCGGGAATAATCTTGTCTATGAATCCCCATTCCTTGGCTTCAGTTGCGGGCATCCAGCGTTCCTCTTCCATTAGGGTGATAATCTCCTTCAGACTTTTCCCACTGCGGTTGATATACTTCTGTGCAATCATCAGGTCAATAGCCTCGGCGCTTTTCTTCTTGTTCTGCAGCTCCTTGATAGCGTCTTCAATCTGATCAGCATTGAGGTGTCCCCAAATGTCAATTCCCAGGCTGCACTTATGTGCCAACCACATGCCGTCCTCGTGCATTTCAATGGACTTGGCACCGAACGCCAGTATGGTAGCCGCCGAAGCGTTGAAACTGATGAATTCCACTGTCACATTACCATGATCGGCCATCAGGCTTGCCATGGCGACCGCTTCCGCAACATCACCACCCGGACTGGAAACCTTCAGGCGTACCGGTTGGCCTTTTGCTTTGTCCAGAAAATATTTCAGATAATTCTTATTGTACCAATATCGGTCAATACTGCCGAATAGTGTGATAACCGTCTCGTTCATATAACTTTTTTGTGCAAAGAAAAGCGCAAAAAAAACGGTACCCAAGGACACTGGATACCGTCAAACACGAAATAAACATCTTTTTTATCTTTCCAAACCTTCCAATCCGGCTATATAAATTGTAGGTTCATCTTGAATACAAGTGAACGTGAACGATGTGCCGTTCCGCTGGGATACCGATTGCCCGGTTGTCTTGTTTGTGGAGAACAACATAAGTGCGTCTTCCTGTCCGCACCAATGTATCTGCTCATTACCGTCCACTGCCAATACATACCATAAACCACGCTCCAAAGATTCTATCAGCCGGTGATTCATAGAAGAGAGTTTCGGAATAATCCCTTCAACCGACACATTCCAACAATCTCCTGCATCGTTTACTTCCTTATCTTCCTTATATATATAAGTATCATTGGCATATACCGGTATAGAAACAATCTCTTCCGGATTGCAAAGCTCCAGATAGTTCAAGTCAGCAATGTAATCCCTGCGAATCTGTAAAAATGAACTCGGAGGAACAGCAATCACCTGCAATAAGCCCCCGATGTTTTCAAAATCATAGTTTATTACTTTCATAGGCTAATTTTCCTTGCTGGGAAATTGTCCCAAACTCGGACAACTTCCCCAAGATTATACGGTTAATAAAATCTAAAATCGTGGTATTCTCCACTGTTTTTCGATAGCCATGCCGGTTATATTCCCTGCGGATGGTATCGTATGGCCAGGTGTCCTCATCGAATCCGAAACTGCTCTGAAAGTTACGGATAGCGGCTGAGAGTGGGATTCCCACGCTCACATGAGTATCGAGATAGAGGAAAAGCATCTGCTTGATGCGCCGTTCCACCTTGTTGCCGAACGCCACCACTTCAGTGTTTGACAAAGCCCATCCGTAGCGGTAAAAATCGTCACGACGTATTTCCACCGCCACATTGGCTGTATAACGGTAAAGGTTCCGGTATCTGTTCTCATAGCGGCCACGTTTTGACAGCCGGGAAAGGAAATCATTTTGCAGCTCCTTATCCGATGACAAGTTGACTATTTCGTTCCATGTATCATCCGGAGCGTTGAAATTATACAGCAAGAACTGCCTGACATACGGTTTACAAGGAAGCCAGCAGACGAATCGGTCTTTCTTTGTCATTTAAATAGTTGATTTTTACACAAATATACAAAATACCAAGAATATAACCAAGCCCTTGCACGAATATAGTACAAAAATCGTGCGGCAGTACTTTTGTACATGTATATTTTATTATATGGCTAAATATCAGTTTATTACATGCGTACAAAAGACGTACGAAATCGCACAAAATCTTTTGTTTGCGTACTTTTGGGCATTTTTTTGAGAAAAGTGCAATTCGTGCGCTATTCGTGCATAAATTGTACGGATTTTGTGCGATTATAATAATTTGTATATCAGTATTTTGTGTGGTGAATATTGCACATCCGTACAAATGCACGATTTTTTTTCTATTTTTTAAGGTAGTCCATTTTAAAAAGAAGAATAAAAAAAAAGAATAATATACCCCTTTCGGAATGGCTGCGTCTGTATCTGCCTCTCATGCACGTTTGTCCGAATTGTTATTGTTGACGGGTTGGGGGAAAGGGGGAAGGGCGAAAGAAAAAGTAACATCCGGCTGTACTTACGCACATCCGGATGTAGGCAAGGATTCAATATGCACTTTCAAGAATACTCCGTATTGTGTTTTCAATGACCCGCTATTATGGAAAATCTTCCGGATAGAATACTTTACAAATGAATTCATATTCACGAGGAATGGAACGTACTCCCACAGCCACACACAAGCCTTGTGCGGCCATTTCATACAAACGTTGGTTAGTGAGTACGGCTCCACGAAAATTATAGCTGCTGCAGAAAACGAAATAGGCTGTTGCCAGATCTATGTCGTAGATGTCGTTCGATATGATTTTCGCTGCATCCGAAGGAATAAGGGCGAAACCGAGCCGTACTGCCAAGCGGCTCAACAGCCTCTTTCGTTCAGCCGGTTCCGGAGAAACGACTACTAATATTTTGTGCTCTTTTTTTAGCATGATTGTTTGCGTAATTCGTTGAAAATATGTATCTTTACATCATAATAAATTGGCGTAGTCTATTCTCTTTTCTGTTTCGGGGTGAAGCGGTTTCCGGAAGGTTTAAAGCCCGTTGTCCGCTGTACATACTCCATATCATCCGACAGTTCCAATTGCCCCGTATGTTTGTCATAAGGCTGTTCCGAGATGAGAGTCTTCACAATGTCCCGGAATAGTTCCAGATCCTTTTCCCGGCAACGGTCTGAGATACGGAATCGGCAGCCTTCCGGTAAATCAACGCATATCAAATACACCGCATCATAAAATGCCATGAAACGTTCAGGTGCCATTTCGTAGAGTGGCATAAGCCTGGCCATGATATTGGAATATGTATCGTCCATCAGAATGCAAGTTTATTGTCCGGATTACCAACCGGTAGTTTATGCGGATCAGTCCCGGCTACCTGTTCTCCGGCAGTCTTTCCTATGGTAAAATACTCCACTCCTCCGGATTTGTCATCTATGACCGGTTTCCCATCCTTGTCCAGGAAGAGGGGCAGACCACTTTGGGCATCATACTTGTGCGGGTTGAATATCCAGCCTTTCCATTCGCAATATTTTTTTATCTTGTCCTTGAAGGCGGTGGAAGTGATGTACTTGCGCTGCTGTGGATCATAATTGCAGAAATTATCATAAATCTCCTTGCGGGGAGTACGACGGCAGTGTTCCTCGCTGCTGAAGTATTCGTCCGCCCATGATATGATGGTCTCGCCAATCTCCTGCCTTAGCTTACGCTGCTGCAAGCGTTCGCCCGGTGCTTGCACGACCCCGAATTTAAGATAGAGCTGTATGCAGTTGGCCAGCATGTTCCAGGTCAGGTTCCACTGGGTGAAGTCCCACTCGGAAAAGAACAGTACCCCGAAATCATCCATGGGCTTGTGCTTGTCATTATAAAAATCGGAGAATGCTATCAGCCATTGTCGGTCAGTATAACTGGAACCTGTACCGCGGATAGCGTGGTTCGTAGGAATATATACTTTCGGTGACTTGGCAAAAGGATAAGTGATACGTGCACCCCCTTTTTTGTTTACAGTCCAGTCCCCGGTAAGGTTGGGAAACAGAAATTCGAAATTGAAATTCAGCATGACATCATCAATGAACACCAGGCGGGTTCGTTCGTCGATGTCATTCCATATAAAACTGTCGTTGAAGATGTCCGTTCGTTTCCCGGATATATAGACTGTATCGACAACCTGGCGCATCAGTTCACCGACAAGTGATTTGCCGCTGCGCCCATTGCTGTCACCGACTTCCGACTGCTTGCCGTCCATGCCGATTACGGCACGTGTCACGTTCGCATCCTTGCATTCCATCAGCATGTAACCGATGGCGCACATCTTTGAAAGCAGATGAAGATTGTTTTCAAAGATTTCACTTTCCTCGATCTCTTCCGGCTTTTTTCTCCAGGTAAAATTGCTGGTATTGATCAGAAACTGGAGGTAATGGCATTTCTTGCCATCTGGAGAGAGTTCGTAGTCATACTTGCCATCTTTCTCACTGAACACAATGAGGGGGCGGCCGAGGTATCTGGCATCGGTATTTTTTCGCTGTTCATCCCATATTTGGTGGGTGATGCTTTCATAACCCACTTCCTTGACCTCATGTTGGGTGATGTGCCAGCAATGATCGCGGAAATAAAAATATTGCTCGTCACGAGACGGGGAGATGAAATTTGGCCGGATGAAAGCGAGCCTTGACATCTGGAACGGCCCGACATATTGAGAGCCTCCCTTGAGCAGCTGGTTGTTGACGAAGCGGCTACAATTCTGTTCGGCAAAAGCAAACATAAAATCGCGTGCGTCTTCCACGTCAATCGTCCGGACTACTGGCGGATCCAGATGGATATATGTCCAAAGTTTGGTATCGAGCAGGCGATAACGGCCGATGCCCCGGTTCTGAAAAAAGGTCTTAGCGGCCACATAATCGTACTCAAATACTGGCACCCTGTTACCGTTCGTTTCCTTGTAATCCTCATTCCAGAACTTCTCATCCTCATCATAGGGTAGGGCGGATACCAGTTTGCCGTCCTCGTCAAACTTCCAGGCATAGCGGCCAAAGATAAACTCCGGAAGTTCCTGCAGAACCTCGCGGTGCTGTTCAGCAAATTTCTCATGGCTGTGTAAATTCCATAATTCCCGCAGCTTCTGATCATTCCATGTGGTGATTTTGAATACCTCCACGTATTTTCCCATTCCGGATTTCTCGTTGCAGGCAAATTCCAAGTCTTTGGTCAGTTCCTCTTCATGACCGGCCAGCTTATCGGCCAAGAGGTCGTCCAGTCCCTTGTCACCTTCATTGTTCTTATTGATGTGACCTATGAATATTTCCACCATGATGCCTCGGTTCTTCAGCATACGCATATATTCTTTGAAATTACGGGCGGCAGAGAAAAAACACCGGGGACGTGTATCGACGGGGGTATTAAATTTTATGTTATTGGATAGGTCATTCCAGTCCGAGTCAAAAATGAACGCCACTTCCTTGACCCCGCAGGCAGTGATTATCTTGACAAGGTCTTCCGGTAAGGCCCCTTTCTGTCCCAGGTTCTGAATACCGCTAACCGCTATGGAAGGGATATCGTGTTTGCATGCCTTTTCCGCTTTCTTTTCTCCTTCCTGGATGTAGAGCCTTGTGAACTGCTCTTTCCTCTTGTACATCTGTCTCATGCGCTCCGGAATGTAGATGGGAGTTCCGCTACCGGCAGGAGATTTGTATTTGAACGGCTTTCCTTCCTTGTCTCGATGTTCGTCCGGGAACTGCCAGCGGACGCGGTAATAGACCTTGAGCTCCTGTTTGCCACGTCCCGGCAACTTACGCATGTAAGTAACCGGCATACCGTCCAGATCGTAATATTCGATGATAACATCATCCCCATCAACAATATTGCCATATTCGTCAATGGTTCCCGGATGGAAAGTCTTGGCTTCAAAAATGCTCTGTGTATCTCCCTTCTTGAAGATATGCGCTGTCACATCCTGATAGGTCAGACCGCTATCGGCAAGCATACGGGCGCAGAATGTATCGACGTTTTCTCCCTTGGCCTCCTTGCTCCGTTTTTTCATTTTGGCAGGTTTGGAGGGTTTCTTCTCTGGCTTCGGATCAAGCAGTACATTGAATTTGCGCGCCAGATAATCGCATGCATCCAGGAACTGCATGTCTTCCGCCCTTTGCAGATAGTCCAGCGGTTCCTTGCCCTTTATATCCGGGCAACTGAAGCATTTGAAAATCTGTTTGGCTGGAGAGATATGCAACTTCTCTTGTCCATGGCATTTAGGGCATTCGCATTTATATTCACTACCTCGTTTCCGCAGTTCATGGAAATCGCCGATTACATCAAGGAGCCTGCCCTTAGAGGCTTCCTTGATTCGTCTTATATCATCTTGAGTAAAGTACATAAAGGTTTTGTATATTGTCGTTACGAATTACACTGTTTCCGGAATTAAGCAATAGGACTTAAATCTTACCGAGAAATAGCAAATACGTACCGAGTTCATTTTTCAGTCGGGCATTCTCATTCCTGAGTTGCTCTATCGTGTTGTTCCGGCAGGAAACAGCCTGGTGCAGCCGGCTGATTTCCTGCGAGTAATCAATTTGTTTTTCACTCCTTTCCATCTTCTTCAGCAGTCTTTGCTTTACTTTGCTTATTTCCTGCTCAAGATGGGCGTTTCGCTTTAACAGACTTCTGACTTGCCCCTCCAGATAAATGGTGCGCTGCCGCTCCCTACGGTAATCTTTGAGCAGGTATTTGAACAAAGTTTCGATAGGAATATATGGTGTAAGATTTTCTTCCGTCATATGCTGTGAGGGTTATCAAGAATCAGATTGGTGTGCCCCAAGACCATTGAATAACATTTCGGCCATTAGTATATTGATACCATGATGCTCCTTGAGGTTTTCCGGATTCCGTCCGGTCAATGTCATACTCAAATTCTCCTTGCGGTAATCACGCTCCACATCCAGGCATAATTCCTGTTCTCTGTCATCATGAAAAGTGATCCGGCACCTTTCCACCAATCCGCCCAGTTCAGAAGCGTCCAACCACAAGTCCGGCTTTTTATCCACCTTCAGATGGCAGTACCGATGTACTTTACCACCTTTACGAATCAATTCCACTTCGACGATTGTCGCTACCTGATTGGTACGCAGGATGCGTACTTTTTGACCTTTTTTCAT